CTGCGACGACCAACATCAAGGCCATCGTCGGCCAGTGGGACCTGCTGCGCTGGGGCGTCCAGAAGACCGTCCCCGTCGAGCTGATCCGCTTCGGTGACCCGGACGGCCAGGGCGACCTCAAGCGTCAGAACCAAATTGCAATGCGCCTCGAGATGGTTTGGGGCTGGGCGGTCATGGACCTTGACGCGTTTGCCACAGTGAAAGACGCTGTCGCCAACGTCTGAGGTACCCTACTAGTGTGATCATTCTGATTGGGTTCTGGTAGATTAGAAGGTCTACCAGACCAGTCAGGAGTCAGACATGCCAGTCAAGGGAAGCCGTGTCCAGAGAGTCACCGTGAGCTGTGCGCGTGAAGGGTGCACGAACACGCGAGAGGCCCTTCCGAGCCAGGTCAAGAGCAACAAGTCCGGTCGTTTCTTCTGCTGTGATGAGTGCAGGAGAGTGGCCGGATCGAAGCCCCGGACGCTGCCTGACCTGACCTGCGAGGTTTGCGGGAAGACGTACCGCCCAGGTCAGGCCAGCCATCTTCAGACGAGCCGGTACTGCTCGCGGCCGTGCAAGGACATCGGCATCACCCTGCCGCGCGTAGAGGTCGAGTGCCTGACTTGCCACGAGATGTTCACGACGTACATCGCCAAGAATGGCGAGCAGGTGCGGACCTACTGCTCGTTCCGATGCAGATCGACAAGCCGAGTCATTCATGGCGTCGGTCGGTCGATCAACGGCTACCCCGTGACGATGCACGTCAGTGGCTACCTGATGGTCACCGTTCCAGGCAGGAAGGGCGGCCATCAGATGATGGAGCACCGTTACGTGATGGAGCAGGCGTTGGGTCGTGAGCTTCTCGCTGAGGAGCAGGTCCATCACTTGAATCACATCAAGACGGACAACCGCATCGAGAACCTAGCCCTGTTGTCGCCGCGCGCTCACGCGCAGGAGACACGGATGGCGACGGGGATGCGTGCGAACGCGAAGGCCGCTCGCATCCGCGAACTGGAAGCCGAACTGATCGCACTTCGCCAACAGGTGAGCGTGGAAGGAAGTCGAGATGAGCAAGTTCCGTAACACCGCGACTGGTGTTGTGGTGTCCGTGGATGACGCCAAGGACGACCGTTTCGTCAACGGATGGGTGCCAGCAGGCAAGGCTCCGGCGCCTGCCGAGAAGTCGGTCGAGACGCCGGCCAAGGCCGCGCCTGCCAAGCGGGCTGCTCGCAAGCCCACCAAGTAGAGATGAGGAGGTGGCCAGCATGTTCCTGATCGTCGATGATCTGCTCGCGTTCTCACCCGGCATAGACCCGGTGAAAGCGGCGAGCATGATCGAGGACGCCGAGGCGCTTGCCGTGCTGGCCGCCCCCTGTCTCGCCGCCGAACCATCCGTCACGCAGCCTGCGTTGACGGCCGGCCAGATGGCGGCGGTGAAGGCGATCCTGCGGGGCGCGATCCTGCGCTGGGACGAGGCCGGTTCGGGCGCGTTGCAGTCGCAGACCGCTGGCCCGTTCGGGCAGCAGCTCGACACGCGGCAGGCTCGCCGGTCGATGTTCTACCCGTCGGAGATCGCGCAGCTGCGTGACGTGTGCGGCGGCACGTCGCCGAGCGGTGCGTTCAGCATCGACACGGTTGGCGCGTCGGGTCAGGTCCATGCGGACATCTGCTCGATCAACTTCGGGGCGCTGTACTGCTCGTGTGGCGCGGTCCTGACCGGTGGCCTGCCGCTGTACGAGGACGTCTGATGCTCACTGATCGGGAGGTCGGCACGGTTGTCTTGACTCGATTAGATGACGGGCGGGTCCGTGTCGACCAGGCCGACCCGATCATTCATATCTCGGTCGAGTTGCTGGCTGAGCATACGAACGGCCTCGTGATCGATGGCGACCTCGTGACGTTCGGTGACATCAACCCAGTTACCTACCGGATCACCGAACGCGACGCCCGCGTTGTCGAAGCCGAGCGGGCCTGATGCTGCCCGGCGAGACGGTCACGGTCCTGACTGGCACCCCGGTCCTGGACCCGTACTCGGGTGAGGAGTCGGGCACGGACTGGTCGACGCCGACGCAGGTCGACGTGGCGGACGTGCTGTGCGAGCCGCGCCCGTCAGGCGAACCTGTCCAGGACGCAAGGCATTCCGTCACGTCTGGTTACACGCTCTACGTCCGTGCGCGCCCGATCATGCCGACCATCCTCCCGGCGAACAGGGTCAGGGTCCGCGGCACGGATTACGACGTGCTTGGCGAAGCCGCCGACTGGCGCATGGGCTCGTTCGGCGGGCTGGTTGTGCAGACTCAGCGGGTCAGCGGGTGATGGCCGCGATGATTGGTGCGCGCGTCGCAGCCCGTGGGCTGTCGTATCGCCTGTGACATGCCTCGCAGAGACGAACGTAGTCGTCGGTCTTCACGGAGTAGAGAATCGTCGCGGGCTTGCCTTTCTTGAGGTAATCGAATGTTCGTAGGTTCGCCTCTGCCGTGTCATGTCGAAGGGCCACTTGCAACCGGCCTTCGGTCACGCCGCACGCTCGGCACTGCTTCGGCAGGAGCTTCCTGGCACGGATGTGGACGCCGTGATATCCGACGTTCTCCCCGCTCCACCTGTGTGCCAGTTCGCCCACGGGCTCAGGTGGATCGTCCGTGGTCCCGGTCTGCATCAGCCGTGAGTAGTGGGTCTTGCACAACCCGCGACACTTATGAGCTTTCTCGCAGCCTTCGATGGTGCATGTTGTAATGGGTGACCGAAGATGGGCTGCCCGTCTTGCCGTTACCGCAGGGTCCTCCTTCCGTCCGACGTTCCCCTGATGTCCCTTGTGTCCCATGAGTGATGCGCTGATCTTGGCGCGAGTCTCGGGAGACACCTCGTGTCCTGGCACTGCTCCACCGGGGCTCACTTGGCTCTCACGTACCTCTCTAGTGCTTTGCGGATGACGTCGCTCACTTGCTCGCCCCGCTCGACCGCCTTGGCGTTGGCCGCGTCCCGCAGTTCTCGCGGGACGCGGTAGGCGACCATCACCATCGGCTCGCGAGCCATCACGGCCTCCAGTGGTCATGCGTTCTCTTCACCTCTTGACCCTGGCTTGCGGGCAAGCCTCCGGGTGAATCTTCGGGCGGGTTTGCCGCGGCTCGGGTCAGTGTGCGCAGTTCCACGGACTGTCGCTGGGCTTGGCGTAGCAGTTCGGTCAGTTGCTCGAACCGTTCGCGGAGTTTGTCAGGGTCGGCCGCGCTGAGCATCATCACCACACCTAGCGCCTTCTGCAACGCCGGATCGGTGCGGATCGCACGGATCACGGCACGAGCGGCATCGCACCGCTCGTGGCAGTCTGTCGAGTCGCAACCCTCGGATATGCAGATCACCTGAGCGATGATCTCGACGGCGTTGACGTCATTCACGCCGCACACCCGGTCAGCGTGACCAGCCCGTTGGCGTGCTGGTAGGTGGTGACCGTAGGCGCGTCGTCCAGGTAGTCCGCGACGCGGGTAACGGGAACCGTGAACGTTCCACCGTTGCACTGGTCGCAGCACGCGACGACCGCGGTGCCCGAGCTGAACGATGAAGTGACGGTCCCACGTCCGCCGTTGCAGAACAGTGGGCAAGCGATTTCAGTGGTGACCTTCACGGTAACCAACCCCTTCCGGGCTGTTGGCCGGTCGATCCGGCCTAACAAGTCCAGTATGGCACAACGTCTAGACGTCTGTCTAGACGTTACGGGAAGAATCTTGAGAAACTTTCGGGAGGTGCTGACACATGGCAAAGGTCACGCTCAACCACTCCGAGATCGCCAAGATTCTCAAGTCCAATGATGTACGGGCCGAACTGACCCGCCGCGCGGTGCGTGTCCTGGCCGCCGCACAGTCGTCGGCCCCGGTCGTCACCGGCAACTACAAGGCCGGGCTGGTGCTCATTCAAGCCACCACTGACAGGGCCGTGGTTCGTGTCGCCGGGACCGCCCCGCACTCCCATCTTGTCGAGTCTCAGTCCGGCAACCTTACCCGCGCCCTCGGTCAGGCTGGTGGTGTCTGATGCTGCCCGCAATCGCACCCCCGGACGCGATCCTCTGGGCGATGGGCTACTACCGTGACGCGCTCGCCGCACGGCCGGAACCGGTCGCGTCCTCCGCGTCCGTGTCCGATGAGGTTCCGAACCCGCGACGCCCGAGCATGGTCGTCATAGAGTCCGACGGCGGGAACCGCCTGGACTACGTGCGGTCCACCTGCCGGCTCCGCTTCCAGGTCTGGGGTCCCACGAAGAAGGACGCTGCAGACTTGGCTCTGATCGTGTACGCGCTGACCGCGGCGTCCCCGGACGGCTCACCTGTGTGCGCAGTGTCCGACCTCGCCGGCCCGTACCGGGTCGCCGACCCATCAGGGCAGCCCAAGCAGTTCCTGACCGCCGAACTCATTGTGAAAGGCGCCCTGACATGACACTCGTCACCCTGAAACACCCCGACAGTCCCGACCCCATCGAGGTCGAACCTGACCGCGTGGCCCTGTACACGGCGTCCGGTTGGGTCGTCGTGAAGGACGAGCCGAAGGCGCCCGCGCCGAAGGCCAAGAAGTAAGCCCGTTCCACCCATCGGCGGCGACGTCGCCAACTCTGAAAGGCAGTTACCACCATGGCATTAGACGCAACGAAGGTCAGGGTTGGCGTGTCTGGTGAGGTCAGCGTTGGCCCCATCGCATCCGCCGCCCCAACATCCGCAGTCTCAGCCCTGACTGGGTTCACCGGTCTCGGCTACATCAGCGAGGACGGTGTCGAGCGGACACCGGAACGCGACTCCGAGGACATCAAAGCCTGGCAGGGCGGCGCGACTGTCCGCACCGTCGTGACCAGCGCGAAGACGACGTACAAGTTCACCCTCATCGAGACAACCAAGGCGAGCGTCGAGTTCGCGTTCGGGACCACCGTCACGCAGTCCGCGACGGAGGGCACCTACGCCGCTGACCCTGCCGCGACCGGTGGGCGTAAGTCGTTCGTCCTAGACGTGATCGACGGCGCGAACCTGCGTCGGGAGTACGTCGCTCAAGGCGAGCTGACCGAGCTGGGGGCAACAACGTTTGCGGGCGGCGAGCCTGTGTCCTTCGAGGTGACGATCACCGCGTACACCGTGCCGAGCATCTTCGATACTGCATTGAAGACGCCGTAACCGAGTCACCGGCTGGCGGTTCTTGCGTGGAGTTGCCAGTCGGTGTTCGACCTATCCACGCCACCCCATCCACGCAGACAGAAGGATCAGGCCATGCCACCCGTACCACGGAAACCTCAGGACCGTCTCGCCAAGGCTGCACCACCCGCGCCGGACCCGCGCGGCAGGGTCACGGGCAAGGTGTTCGTCTGGACGTCTGAGGATGGCGTGGTCATTGAGATCCCGCTGCGGATCACGATGCGGGTGTTGCGTTCGATCGGGGCTGGGACAGACCTTGACGCCGGGTCCATGTTCGACATGCTCGACGCGATCATGCCGGGGCAGTCTGACGTGCTGGACGATCTCGACGTCCTGGAGTTCCAGACGATGTTCTCTGCCTGGCAGTCGGCGTACAACGCGCAGACCGGGGCGAGCCTGGGGGAATCCTCGGCCTCGTCAGCCTGATCGACGCGCACCGTCCCGCGTTTGAGTACGACTGGCGCACGAGGTTCCACTGCCCGATCAAGGTTGTCGGGCGGTCGATGGGCTGGGGTGAGGCGATCCGGCTGACGCAGGTACTGGCCGGCGACCCGTCCTCACAGGTCGCCGCCGCCCTGGGTGGCTGGGCTCACCCGATCACCCGCGCTGACAGCACCATGCGGGACCTGTACGACCTGCAGCACACGAGCAAGGCGCGGCGGAAGCCGAAGCCTTACCCGCGCCCGTGGGACAGCCGGCCGACGCGTGTCGGTGGTGGCACGTCGATGACCGTCGCGCAGTTCCGGGCACTCAAAGCTGAGATCACTGAAGGAGGTGCGTTCTCATCGGAGAAATAGCGTCTTCTTTCGTAAGTATCTTGCCGTCGGCTAAGGGATTCGGCTCCAAGCTTCAGTCGCAGATCGGTGGCCCGTCCGAGGATGCGGGTCGTCACGGCGGCAAGCGCATGGGCGCGGGGATCAGCAGCGGTATCGGCGGCATGGCGGGCAAGATGTTCGCCCCGCTCGCAGCCGGTATCGCGGCCGTCGGTATCGGGTCGTTCTTCAAGGACGCCATCGGCGGCGCGTCAGACCTGGGTGAGTCGGCGTCCAAGGTGGGCGTGGTCTTCGGCAAGCAGTTCGCCCCGCAGATCCTCGCGGCCTCGAAGACCGCGGCCAAAGGGATGGGGATGAGCGAGGCCGCGTACCTCGCAGCCAACGGCACCCTCGGGAACCTGTTGGTGTCGCTCAAGGTTGCGCCCAAGGCTGCCGCGGGCATGAGCCAAGAGATGGTGAAGCTCGCGGGCGACATGGCGTCCTTCAACAACGTCCCGATCGAGGACGCGCTGGCTGCGATCACGTCCGGGTTGACCGGTGAGACGGAGCCGTTGAAGCGCTTCGGCGTGAACATGAACGACGCCACCTTGAAGGCTCAGGCGTTGAAGATGGGCCTGATCAAGTCCACCAAAGAGGCGATGGACCCGCAGACCAAGGCTCTCGCCGCGCAGGCGTTGATTATGGGTCAGACGGGCACAGCGCAAGGTGACTTCGCTCGTACGTCCGGTGGGTTGGCGAATCAGCAGAAGATCCTCTCGGCGCAGTTCGCGGACGTGAAGACGAAGGTCGGCGGGCTCCTCCTGCCGGTCGTGACCAAGTTCGTGACTCTCCTGAACAGCGGTATGGGTCCGGCGCTCGGGAAGGTGACCGGGTTCCTCCAGCCTCTCATCGAAGCCGTCAAGGTGTTCTTCTCGTTCTTGAATGGCAACGACACAGGGGTCGACGGCCCGTTCCGTGAGATGGCCGTGGCGGGCGAGTCTGCGCGCGGGGTTGTCGCGACCCTCGTCGGGTTCTTCCAAACCCAGGTCGTGCCCGCGCTCCAGCAGGCCGCCACGTTCATCCAAACCCAGGTCGTCCCCGCGTTCATGAGCATCGTCACCGCAGTGCAGGGTTTCTACGCGGTCGCGCTGCCGATCGTGGCCGCGTTCGTCACGGGGATGATGGCCCGCATCGGCCCGATGATCCCCACCATCAAGGCGATCTTCACCCAGATCGGCGCCATCATCGTCTCGGTCATGGGCCTGATCCAGGCCGTGATCTCGCGGGTCACCACCGTCATCTCATTCGTCTGGGCCAAATGGGGCGGCTCGATCATGAGCTTCATCAGCGGGGTCTGGACCAAGGTGCTGTCCATCATCCAAGCCGCCCTTGGTGTGATCTCCGCAGTCATCCGCACCATGACGGCCATCTTCAAGGGCGACTGGTCTGGTGCGTGGAACGGCATCCGGTCCATCGTCACCACCGCGTGGACCCTCATCAAAGCCGTCATCTCCGGTGCGCTGAACGTCATCGGTGGCGCGATGTCGGCCGCGTGGGCGCTCATCAAAACGGGTGCTGCCGCCGCGTGGGACGGGGTCAAGGGCGCCATCATGGGTGCGCTCGCAGGTGCCGGGACGTGGCTGCTGGACGCAGGCAAGAAGATCATCAGTGGCCTTGTCGACGGCATCAAGTCGATGGCGTCCGCACCTGTTGATGCGGTCAAGGGGATCGTCGGGAAGATCGCGGACTTCCTGCCCGGCTCCCCGGTGAAGGAAGGCCCGCTGAAGGTGCTGAACCGTGGGCGTGCGGGCTCCCAGATCGTGTCGATGCTGGCCGGTGGCATCGACTCCCAACGTGCCGCTATGGAGGCGTCGATGGCCTCGCTCGTGTCCGTGCCCCGGCCGGGGTCCCTGGACTTCGCCACGCCGGCGCAACGATCGGCGGCGGTCGCCGGCGCAGGCGGCAGTGGCGGGAACGGCGACCTACTCGCCGAGGTGCAGGGTTTGCGGGCTGACATCCGGGCGCTGCCGAAGACGTACCAGATGGGCCAACGCCAGTACGTGGGTGCCCGATGAGCAGCATCGTCGTGGTCTTCGATGACGCGTGGATTACGCCGGTTGACGACCCGTCCGTGAGCGTCCACGCGACCTACCCGGAGCGTGGCAGGAACACGGCCCGCGCGGGCGAGATCCGGCAGTACGCGGGCGGGCGGACCAAGGTCATCACCACGGCGGCCAGGACTGCGACGTTCGCCCTGACGTTGCAGCTGCTCACCGACGCCGACGTGGACCTGTTGGAGTCGTGGCAGGGCCGGTTGCTGCTGCTACGTGACGGGTCCGGCAGGCGTGAGGTCGGGACGATCCTGGCTTGTGACGTGACCGACTACTACGACGCGGACGGCACCCTGCACAATGTCACCCTGAACCTGACTGCTGTCACGTACGACGAAAGCGTTTAGCCATGCCAGCGTCTCAGCCATGTGCTTGCTCGACGTCGTTTCGGTGTGACCATCCTTGGGCGCGGCGTCGATGCGCGGCCATCCTTGGGACCGCCACCACGCGATGCACTCCCGCTCGACGGATGTCGACTGCGAGTGTTCAAGGTCTCGCCACTCCGCCACAAGTTCGTATCCGCGACGGTTGTGACCTGTCACTCGACCCTCACCGCTGGCCACGCCAACCCTGCTGCTTGGTCTCTGCCTGCACACGTATTGCAGAGACCCCGACCAGACTGCAAATTGCCGGGACGTGGACTGCATGCATGGCCTGTCGAACAGATGAGCGGGACCGGCGTCTTGTTGTTGACGTAGGTAGCACCGGGCGCGAACGTCGCGCCAAGCTCTGCAACGCGCACACGAAATGCGGTCTCGGCATTCACGCTGTCATGGCGCCGTGTACGGGCAGCCCTCACTTGCGACTCACGTACCGCTCCAACGCGCGCCGGATGACCTCTGACAGGTTGTCGCCTCGCTCGTCAGCCTTGGCTAGGGCAGCAGCCCAGAGCGCATCAGGTACACGGATGTTTCTCGTTGGCATCGGCTTCCTTGGCATGACACCAGTGTACCCGCAACCGTACCCACAGGGAAGGGGTTTCGATGCAGCCGTTGATCGCGCCGCCCCGGCAGGGGTTCACCGCCGCGCAGGTAACCGCGCTGCTCGTCGCCCCCGACCTGTCCGTGGACTTTGGCTGCGAGATCCTCGACGCGTCCCTGGCGTTGGTGGAGGACATCAGCGCCGACGTGTCCGGCGGGACCATCCACCGCGTCAACGCCGCGGCCGTACATGGAACGTGTGAGCTGACGATCAGCCGCGAGCTGGCGTGGGGCCGTGACCGGATCCGCCCCTTCATGGTCCTGTCGTCCTCGACAGCAGGCGTGTCCGACTGCCGGTTCAACCTCGGGGTGTTCCTACTCGTCACCCCAGACACGGCCCTCGGCCAGACCCCGCAGTCCTGGCAGGTCACCGGCTACGACCAACTATTTCTCCTCCAGGCGTACACCGGGGACACGTACAACGTGCAGGCCGGGTACCTCGTGCTGGACGCGGTGCGTGCCTTCATCACCGCGGCGGGCGTGACATCCCCGGTGCTGCTCGACTCGTCCGCGGACGCCAAGGTTCTGGCCGAAGAGATGATCTGGTGGCAGACGAGCAGTGACAGCCCGACCTGGCTGCAGATTGTGAACGACCTGCTGGCGAGTGTCGGCTACCGGGGGATCTGGGTCGACCAGGATGGGGCGTTTCGCTCGGGGCCGTATGTCCTGCCCGAGTTGCGCGCGTCGGAATGGCGCCTCGACGTCGGCAGCCTGACCACGGGCATCGTGGCGGCTGACCGGACCGTCGCGGCTGACGTGTGGGGCGCACCGAACCGGTGGCGGTTCATCCGCAACGGCATGGGTGTGGCCCCGGTTGAGGGCGTCGGCCGGTATACGACCAGCAATCCGGACGTCGGCCCGTCCTCGATCGCGTCGCTGGGCAGGGTCGTCCCGGCCCCGGTGACCTATCTCGACGCCGTGGATCAGGCGTCGTTGGTGACCCAGGGTGACCGGATCAAGGCTGCCGCGATGCGCACGACGGAGGTCATCGCGTTGAAGCTGTCCCCGATGCCGCTGGCGTGGCACGCCGACCGGGTGACCTACGCGGACGCCGCGCTCGGCGCCGATCGTGAGGCGCAGTGCCGCTCCTTCGATCTGCCGCTGACCGGCGAGGACATGACCTACGTGATTGAGAGCCTCTGATGGAACGCGCAACCGTCGACTCCGCCTCACCGCTCTCGGTTGTCCTGGACAGCGGCGACAACTCGGCCCCGTCCTGCGCCCTGGCCTCCTACACACCCGTCGTCGGCGACCGGGTTGTCGTCGTCAAGCTCGGCTCCCAGCTCCTCATCCTCGGGAAGGTGACCTGACCATGGCCAACATCGCACCCCTGGCACCGACCCTGACGTCCCCGCCGAACAACTCCTACATCGTCGTGTCCGAGCCCAACGTGTTCACCTGGACATTCAACGACCCCGGCGACATCCAGGCTGAGTACTACTTTCAGTTCAAGAAGGCCGGGGGCGTCTGGCTGAGTACTGGCCAAGTCTCCACAGCACTGCGCTCGTACACCCTGCCAGCTGACTCATGGGAGGAGCCGTTCCTTTACGAATGGCAGGTCCAGACGGTCGACTCTGGTGGGATGGCGTCCCCCTATTCGGCGTCCCGGTTCGTCAACACCATCGCGACCATCCCGGCGCCGACGATCACCGCACCGGCTGCGGCTGCGGTGATCTCCACCACCCCCGTAACTGTGGAGTGGACGGTTGCGGCCGAGCTCACCCAGGACGCCTACCGGGTGATGGCAGTGTCTCCCACCGGGACCGTCTACTACGACTCCGGGGTTGTCGAGATGTCCGCGGCCCGCAGCGCCCTCGTGCCTCTGCCTATGGGGTTGAACAACCCTGTGGACCTGGATGTGCGCCTGCGGTACAACGACCACTGGAGTGGTGAGCCTGCGGGGATCACAGTCACGAACGGGATTTTGCCGCCTGAGATTCCGCTGCTCGTTCTCGCGCAGGTTGAGGGCAAGCCCGAGGTCGTGGTGTCTGTGACTAACCCGGCGGCCTCGGACGCGAACCACCTCGCGACGGACACCTGGGACCTGACTCGCAACGGGGTCCCCATCGCCAGGGGCCTTGCCCCGAACGCCTCGTTCACTGACAGCAAAGTCGGCGCCGGCGAGGTCGACTATCGCGCCGTGGCAAGAACCGCAGGCGGCGGCACCGCAACTTCCTACTGATCCGAGCACGCCCGCACCAACGCAAGGAGTCCCACCATGGCCGCGCTACCAGCACAGATGAGTTTCTTCACCGTCGTTGGGAAACTGGTGAAGGCCGTCCTTGACGGCGCGGACGGTGACACCGACCCAGATGGAGTTCCACTCCAAGGTCAGCTGACGTTCTCCCCGGAGATCGGGAAGCGCCTGCACAACGGCCAGCTTGCGGGCGGTGGGCGGATCACCGTCGGGTCGGCCACCCCGCCGTTGATCGTGGTCGTCGACCCCGTCCCGGTCGCCCTGCTCGCGGACGGCTCGTTCAGTGTGAAGCTGCTCGCACCCGACGACCCGGACATCGCCCCCTCGGGGTGGAACTGGACCGTAACCTTCGCCCTGACGGGCGCGACCATCAAAGCGTTCTCGTTCACCGGGGTCGCCGGGACCAGCGTGGACCTCGCCAACGTGGCACCTGTGGAGATCTCGACCGGCGGAATTACTTTCGTGAACGAGGCTGCCGCCAGCGCGGCGTCTGCTGCGGCGTCTGCGGCCTCTGCTGCCCTGTCTGCTGCCCTGGTCGGTGCGCCTGCTGACAGTGCTGTGGCGGCCCTGCTGGGCAACCCAGCCAGCGCGACGAGGGCCGCAGCTAGTTCCACGTATGGGCGCAAGGACGCGCCGCCGAAGGTGGACGCCCCGCTGCTCATCACAACCCCGGTCACACTCAACAAGAACGCTGGGAACGCGTCCATAGCAGGGAGGAACGCGGCCACCGGGAAGTTCTACGGGGCACTCACCAACGGGCACTACGCGACGTCCATGGACCTCGTGACGTGGACCGACAAGACCTACTCGCCCAGCACCTACACCCCGTCGTTGGCGTTCATCGACTTCGACGCCACCTACATGTACGCCTACTCCTACCTGGGCCGGATCTGGCGCGCCCCGCTGGACGTGTTCAACACCTGGACTGAGATCACCGTCACCGGCAAAGGCCCGCTGACCACCGGGCGACCAGGCAGCCTGTGCGCCCTCGGTGGTGGGGTCCTGGTGTACGGCAACTACACCTCCGGTGGGGGTGACGGCGCGCACCTGTGGCGCTCCACCGACGCGGGCGCGACCTGGGCCGAAGTCCTCACCCTCGCAGCGGCCAAGCACGTTCACGCGGTGCGACTCAACCCCGCAACCGGCGTGATCTGGGCCAGCGTGGGCGACGCCGGTTGGCCCGGCCTCGGGCTCTACAAGTCCACCGACAACGGCGCGACCTGGACGTACATGTCGTGGAACGAGTACGGCATCGACATGGTGTTCACCCCCGCCAACGGGCGACGCCCCGCACTGGTGGTCCTGGAGGGTGACGGGATCAACCGCCCGCACCTTGTCGCGTTCCCTCAGGACGGGGCACCGGGTGACAAGACGTTCCCGCTGGCGTGGTTCACCGGGGCGCCCGGCAACCCCGACTCCACCAGGGGCACCACACGGGGCATCGGCCTCACCCCGAACGGCGACATCATCTACTGGACCACCACCGAGGGCGGCACGGTCGGTGTCCACGCGGGCCTGTACGTCGCCCAGGCCCCCGACTTCACCCGCACGATCTTTCTGGCGGACACGACCGGCGCGGAGCCTGCCGGGTACACCCGCACCCTCATCTCCGGCAGCCTCGCGCAGCTCTACAACTGGACGTTCCCGCTACCCGTGTTTGGAGCCTTCTGATGATCGACCCCATCGACCTCCCAGCCCCCGTCGCAGGCGGCACAGCCACCCCGCCCGACGTGCAGACGTTCACCGCGACCGGACTATGGACCAAACCTGCCGGTGCGGTCGCCGTGACCGTGGTCCTGGTCGGCCCCGGCTCAGGTGGCGGCGCAGGCGCACGCGGCCCATCCGGCACAGCCCTCTCCGGTGGCGGCGGCGGCGGCGGTGGCGCGTACTCCTTGCTGTCCGCCCCTGCCTCGACGTTCCCGGCCACCGTCAGTGTCGGGGTTGGAGTCGGCGGTGCGGGCGGGGCAGCGCAGACCGTGGACGGCACCACGGGCGCGAGCGGCACAGGCGGCACCCCCGGCTCATCGTTCGGCACCTACCTGGCCGCAGGCAGGAGCAACCTCGGTGGTGTCGGCGGCGGGCTGGGTGTCGCCGGGGCGGCCGGTAACGCAGGCGTCGGGATGTTCGCTGGCGGGGTCGGTGGTGTTGGGTCCTCACTCGGCGCGGCCGGCACGGTCCCCGCTGCACCTGTCGGCCCCACCGGTGGCGGTGGTGGTGGTGGGATCACGACCGTGCCAGCCGCAACCAACGGTGGCACCTCTGGGGGAAGCACCACCCAGCCCGCCGCTGTGGGCGCGGCAGGTGTCGCCCCCGGTGGCAACGGTGGGGCAGGTAACACCGCGGGCGGGCAGTGCGGCTCAGGTGGCGGCGGCGGGGCAGGTAACACCGCTGGCGCTGGTGGCAACGGTGGCAACGCGGGCAACTACGGCGCAGGCGGCGGTGGTGGCGGGGCGTCCCTGAACGGGTCCGCGTCCGGCGCTGGCGGCAACGGCGCTGGCGGGCTCTGCATTGTGACGTCGTACTTCTGACCCGCCCATAAGACCACGGATATGACCGGCCTGATCCCACCCACCTGACCCCCTACGACGCCCGAACGGAGGCCCTGTGCAGGTACCCACCTTCGCGACCACCCGCAAAGTCGCACTCCTGATCTTCGGCCTCGCGCTCGCCGCCTGGGAAATCGTCGTGAGGTTCGGCCAGGACCCCGCCGTGCTCGTGTTCCTGGCCATGTGCCTGGGCTTCCAGCCCGCGAAGAACCTCGACGTGCTACTCCGCCAGAACCGACCGACGCCCCAGACCCCGGCGCCGGACCCCGATCCGGCACCCCAGAAACCGGTGCCCGAGAGAAGCGCACCATGACGAAAGCGTTGGTCCAGTACATGCGCCACGTCGCCCACTCCTCATCCCTCTACCCGATCGGCACGTTCTGGCTCATCGCCTGCGTCGTCGTCCCCCTCGGCATCGCCGCCGGCACCGGCCCCTGGCCGATGGTAGTGGCCCTGACCGTCGTCGCCGGGGTCCTCACCCTCGCCGCAAGCCTGCGCGACGACCGCCGTGAGACCGCGCTGCTGCGCACCGAGGTCGGGCACGTCGCCTCCACCGTCGACGCCCAGCGGGAAGCCCTCGAGGCCAGGATCATGGTCCTGACCGAGGCCCTGCGAGCCGCCGGGGTCCCCATCCCTTCAGACCCGACAGCCCGGAGGACATGATGGTCCTGGCCCCCGCCGCCCGCCGCCCGTTCACGGTCCTGGTGTCCGTCCTGCTGACCGCGCTCACGTTCCTGGCCATAAGGAGCGAGATCAACGACAACCGGATCGAACACGGCGCGCACAACCTGTGTGCCGCGTCCGCACGGTCAGCTGCCGGGATCAACCGCATCCTCGACACCCTGATCGTGTCCGTGTCCGAGACCAACTCCATACCGCCCAGCGAGAGGGCGGTGCGGGTGGACCGGTACACCAAGGCCAAGGTCCCCGCCGTCGACTGCGCCACCCCCTGACTCGCAGCTCCGGCGTTTCCCCCCTAGGCGCCAGGGCTGCGTCGCCGTCCCGCCCCCTGCGCACCGTCCCTTGCCAGGGCGGGACGGCACCCAATCGAGGAGACGACGCTATCCGCATAGTTACGCGCAAAGAGTGGCGTGCCCGCCCACCCAAGGCCACGCCCACCACCGTGCCCATCAGCGCACGCACCGCACTGTGCGTCCACCACGACGGCGCAGTGCCGATCACCGTGCAACACCTCACCGAGGCGCAGGCCCTCATGCGCAAAGACCAGGCGTTCCACATGGACACCCGCGGATGGGCTGACATCGGATACAACTTCTTGGTCATCAGCTCGCCTGGTCGCCCGGTCGATGGTGCCATCCTTGAAGGCCGCGGACGCGACGTCGTCGGCGCGCACTGCGGCGGGCGGAATACGCCTTGGATCGGCGTCCAGGTCGCGATCGGCGGCGGCCAGACACCCTCACCCGCAGCCCTGGCGTCGGTGCGCTGGCTGTACGACAGCGCAGTCAAAGCCGCCGGCCACCCGCTGGCCATGGTCGGCCACTCCGACGGGTTCCCCACCGCCTGCCCCGGCCCGCAACTGCTGGCGTGGGTGCGCGCCGGGATGCCCGTGGCCGTGCCTCAAGTCGCGCCCAAGCCACCACCCGTCACCGCACCCAGGAAGGTCACCATGCTCCTCATCAAAGGCGACAAGAAACCCGACGTCGCCATCTGCAACGGCCTCGAGAAACGACACGTCGGCCCCGGCGAGGTCGAGGACCTGATCGCCCTGACCGGGCAGCCCATCAAGGTCATCTCCCAGGCGACGTACGACCGCATGCCCAACTACGCCGCGGGGAAATGACTAGGCGCGTCTGACGTACCGTTCCAGCGCCTTACGGATGACCTCGGACAGCACCTCGCCGCGCTCGTCGGCCTTCGCCTTCGCAGCGGCCCAGAGGTCATCGGGGACGCGGACAGACTTCGGTTTGATCGGTGGGCGCCGGGTCATGGCTGCACCTCGTGCAGTGCCTTGCGCACCGTTACGCGCGACACCCCAGTGGCGCGGACGATCTCTAACTGGCTCATCGTCGGGCCTGCCGTGCGGATCGCCTCGGCCAACCTGTCTCGCGCGGTCTCCGCTGCGTCCCGTGCGCGCGCGTAGGCAGACCCTGCGGCTGCCAGGTCCGGGCGGTAGGCAGTGTCCTCGAAGATCGCCAGAATCTGGTCTGCGATCACATCAAGGGCCACATGGGCGCCGAGGTAGCCCTCATCTCGCGTCGAGAGAAATGCCCGAACATCCGCAACAAACTCTGTGAAACGGTCAGGCCTGTCGTCGATCTCGATGACGATAACGGCGGTCATCGCTTCGCCCTTCGTGCTTTGAGCAGCGCTCCCGCTGCGGCCTGCGCTGTCGGGTACCCGTCGTAGCCGACAGTCTTGCGCTTCCCACCAATGAAGGCGTCCGCACCCCACCCGTTGTCATACTCCGCGACGATCCCGATGAGCGTGCCCGTGCGGGACAGGAGCACGAACGCCCCACGGGTTTGGCGGCAGACCTTGAACGGCTGAGGCACCCACGTGCGTCCGTAGCCAGGATCAGTGAGGACCGGGGCCGTGCCTTTGCATGAGTGGGTGACCGCCCAGACGAACTTGCCGCACAGGTCGCACTCGGCTCGACCGTCGCCAGGGTCGGTGCGTGGGTGATCGGGGGCGCCCCCTGCCCCCATTGGGTCACTCAAAGCCGTACACCTCCACGGATGCGTCATACGCCCGCACTGCCGCACGGAACGCCTGGTAGGCGACCTCTCCACCATCGGTGGAGAACGCTGCCGCCGCAGCGTTGAGCGCGCTGGAAGCGGAGTTGAGGGTGAGTACGGGGGTCTGGGTGCTTGTCGTGTTCATGTCTCCAGTATGCACCCTGTCAATACGTTCGTCAATACGTTTACCGAACTATCCGAGGAGACCCGCATCACATGACCGAGCTTCACGCCGACGCCCAGAACCGCGCTCTGCGGACGTTCATCCAGGGCCTGGCCGTCGACGTCCTCGCCGCCGCCAGCCTCGCCGCGTACACCCTGCTCACGTCCACCGACGTGTTCTCCTGGAGCCTGCTCGGCGCGCTCGTCGCCAAGTCCGCAGGAGTCGCCGCCGCGTCCTACATGATGCGCAGGTTCCTCGACCCGTCCGGGCTCCCCACACCGCTGCCGCCAGCACCCGTGCCCGCGCCGAACGCGGACGCCCCACCCTTGTAAGTCCACGACTGACCGGAACCACTGACGCCCACCCTCACCCGAGGGTGGGCGTTTTCTTGCGTTGTTAGGCCGCGAGCAGCCGGATCGCGTCCCTGCGCTCGTCCTCATCGACCGCGGTGTAGATCTGCGTCGACCGGAGCGACGCGTGCCGCATCAACGTCTGCACAACACGTATGTTCGCGCCGGCCCGCAGCAACCGCGTCGCGAACGTGTGACGGCCGCGATGAGTGCCCACTGCTTGACGAACACCGAGCGGGGTGGGGTGCCCCGGTCTGCCATCCATCGAGCGACGGTGGCCCGGTGGACCTCTAAGGCGTCGGCCATGTCGTGCGCGGCCATGTGCCCAAGGGCCATCTTGAGTCGCCAGCCCAGCGTCAGCGCCGGGATATGTTCGTTCGTCTGTTCGCTCATACGTGACACCGTATGTCCCATGACGCGCATACGTCAAGTGTCTTGGCAGGTGACGTAGACCACTCGATACGTCTCTTGCGCGCCATGCGACAGTGTGGCATGGTGTCCACATGACGTCACCCGACCTGATTCCCAGCCCAGTCGTTGCACAGCTGCTCGGATGCTCGACCCGGACCGTTCACCGCCTGGTCTACGACGGCACCCTCAAGCCGGCCATGCGGATCAGCACCGGCCCCAATGGCGCCTACCTGTTCAAGCGCGGCGACGTCGACAGGCTCGCCAAGGCCAGGGCGAAAGCCAAGGCGCAGGGCAAGACCGTCACCGATACGGCCGCCTGACCCCCCCCCGAACCCCCACCCAATAACGGAGCGCCCATCACCTGACCGGGCAAGGGCGCTCCATCGACTACAAGGAGATCTTCCCATGACTGACACCATTGCCACCACCTTGACCGCGCTGACCGGCAACCTCCACCTCCTCGCAGACCTCCTCGCAGACAACGACCTACCGTTCCTGCCCTACGTCTCCAGCAGCTACGACGGGACCATCACCGCGCACTGGTTCGTCCAGAACCACACCGACGACCTGCCCGAGCAGAAGACCATGGCCGCGGCCCTCGTCCGCGCGCTCGGCGGCAAGTGGGACAAGGCGGAAGCGCTCACCGAAGGCGACTACACCTTCACCCAAACCACTCAAGGCGTGTCCCTGATCGTCACGGTCGAACGCGCCGCGGTCTGCCGGCGGGTCGTGGTCGGCACCCATGAGGTGACCGTGCCCGCGACACCCGCGCAGTCCGCCGAGCCCGAGCGGGTCGAGACTGTCGAGGACGTCACTTGGGAGTGTGGCTCGCTCCTGGCCGAGAACGACGATGCCCTCCCGGTCGCGTCGTGAACCGCGCGGAACTGGACGAGATCCTCGCCCTGGTCGAGTGGCTCCTCACGTACCGGCCGGTGACCTCGTGACCGGCCTCGCGCTCCTCTCGGTCGTGGTCATCGCAGCGTGCACCGGCACCCTGACGGCCCTGCTCGTCGACCGGATGCGGGCCGAGGTCCACAGGTTCGACGCCGGTATCGCGGACCTGGACGCCAGCATCGACGCGGACCGGGCGCGACGACACCGGGCCGGTCAGCATGTGCGCCGCGGCGGGGTCGGTGACTGCCTGGTTTGTGGGCTGCGCGAAGGCGGCGCGCGGTGACCCTTCCACCGTCTTACAGCTCCTGGCTTGAACCGGACGAGCCCTGTTGTGATCTACCCGGCTGTGACGGGCAGGCGTGCCAGGCCGACGCGCAGGACGACCACGACGCGGCGCTGGAGGCCAGGGCCGAGGCTGACCGGGACGCTGAACGGGACGACGCGCAGGACGCGCGGGTGCGCCGTGGCTGACACCCTGTTTGCCGAGGCCGACGCCTACCAAGGCGACCCGATGATGCCTGACCTCGAACAGCCGACACCGATCACCCTGGTCGCATCCCTGACCGGCCCCGACCGTGAGCTGCGCGTCAAGAACCTCATCACCCAGGCCCACGACATCTACGACGCAGGGGTCGCCGAGCACCTCGACGGGCACACCCTGGTCGCGTCCGCTCTGCTGTTCAGTGGTGGCAACGACTCCACCACCCTCGGGCACATCTTCCGGCACCGGGTCACCCACGTCATCCACGCGAACACGACCATCGGCATCGAGGAGACCAGAGTCTTCGTTCGTGACACCTGTAAGGCGTGGGGGTTGCCGTTGATCGAGAAGGTCGCCCCAACCTCGTTCCGCGAGCTGGTCATCGAACGCGGGTTCCCCGGCCCGGCGATGCACTTCAAGATGTACCAGCGCCTCAAGGAACGGTGCCTACGCGCGGCTCTGCGCGATCTGGTCAGCAACCCCTACCGCGAGCGTGTCGTGTTCGTCGCCGGCCGCCGCCGCCAAGAGTCCGCCCGCCGCGCCGACGTCGCCCTCAGTGAGCGTGACGGGTCCGCGATCTGGGTCAGCCCGCTCGCGTTCTGGACCAGCCTCGACATGAACACCTACCGGACCACCCACGACGTGCCCCGCAACACCGTCTCCGACACCCTGCACATGTCGGGCGAATGCTTGTGTGGTGCGTTCGCCCACCGCGGCGAGCTGGACGAGATCGGCTACTGGTTCCCCGCGATGAAGGCTGAGATCGAGGCCCTTGAGGCCGAGGTCCGCTCGGCCGGGCACCCCGAGCCGTACTGCACCTGGGGTCACGGGCAGGGCAAACCGTCGCAGTCCGGGCCGATGTGCTCCTCGTGTGACGCCCGGTTCATCCCCGGACAGGACGCCCTGTTCGAGGTGACCGCATGACGCGCCGCGAGGACCGTTTCACCTCAACGCACGAGGACGCGGCCCGTTACGAAGCCGCGCGCGGGCAGGCCGACGACGTTGACGTGCATGAGGTCCGCGGGCTCACGAAGGATCTCGTGACGTGTCGGAACTGCAACGCGTCCATGTGGCGGTCGAAATGACCTGTTCCGTAGAGGGCTGCGAACGCACCGACAGGATCGTCCGCGGCCTGTGCAACATGCACTATTGGCGGCTCCGTATCCGAGGTGACTTGCCACCGATTCCTAGGATTACCCAGTGCAGCATCGACGGCTGCGAGCGCGACAGTCTTGCGCGTGGATGGTGCAGCACCCACTACGAACGGTGGCGCAAACATGGAACCACCGACCTACTTCCTAGTCGCCTGCCTTCGTCTGCCGAGCGTCTCGCTGCGGGGCTGGTCCGCATGCCGAACGGGTGCCTCGAATGGACCGGCAAGGCGCTTCGGGACGGCTACGGCCAGATGGAAGACAAGGGGAAGTGCGTCAAGACTCATCGTCTCGCGTGGACGTTGGTCAACGGTCCTATCCCTGACGGGCTCTGCGTGCTCCACCACTGCGACAACCCGCCCTGCTGCGAGACGGACCCAACAGAGGGATACCCGGATGGTCACCTGTTCCTCGGGACGCGGGCTGACAACAACGCGGACATGTGCGCCAAGGGGCGACGCCGTAACGGGTATGAGGCGGCCCAATGAGAGAGGACCACTTCACCAACACTGAGGCCGACGCCGCAGCCTACGAACGGGTGCGCTCCGCTGATGATTACGAACCTGACGCGCCGACCCTGGCCGAAGCCACCCGCGACGAAGCCGACACCTGCCGCCCTGTCGTCGTCGACGGTGAGGTCATCCGCGTCCACGGCGGCGCGCAGATGAACCCCGCCGAGGTCGACGCGTTCGCGGACATCGTCCGGGCCGCCAAACGACTCATGGCCGAACAGGCCTGCCCTGACTGCGACCACTCACTGACGTTCCACGACCCGCAGGCGGGTTGCCGTGTGCGCCGCCCCACGCCCTGCCCGTGCGCCACCAGGGGGCACCGATGAGCACCGCCTACGAATCCTTCCTCGCCACGAAGCACCCCGCGCAAACCTTCACCGGCCCCGACGTCAAACCTGTCGACGTCCACCCGATGCTGCACGACTGGCAGGCCGAGATCGTCTGCTGGGCTGTGAGCATCGGCCGGGCCGCCGTGTGGGCGGACACCGGGCTCGGCAAGACGTTCATGCAGATCGAATGGGCCAGACTCGTTGCCCCCGAACAGGTCTCGCTGATCGTCGCCCCGCTGGCCGTGTGCCACCAGACGGTGCGCGAGGCAGCCAAGCTCGGCATCACCGCCACCTACGTCCGCAACGGTGACGGACTCACCCCCGGCATGTACGTCACCAACTACGAGATGGTCGAGCACTTCGACCCCGACGACCTCGGCGCCGTCGTCCTCGACGAGGCCAGCATCCTGAAACAGTCCGATGGGAAGACCCGCACGAGGCTCATCCGCCACTTTGAGGGTGTCCCCTTCCGGCTCGCCTGCACCGCCACACCCGCACCCAACGACCCCGAGGAACTGACCAACCAGGCCGAGTTCCTGGGCCACTCCACCCGCGTCAACATGCTCGCCGCGTACTTCATCCACGACGACGTCGGCTGGCGGCTCAAAGGTCACGCCCGCCGGCCGATGATGGCATGGATGGCGACGTGGGCGATCGCCCTGCGGATGCCCTCGGACATGGGCGACTACTCCGACGACGGCTACCACCTGCCCGGGCTGGTCATCACTCCGCACCTGCTGCCGGTCAACATCGAAGCTGAGGGGCAACTGTTCCCCACCGATCTCGGCGGGGTCGGTGGCCGGGCCGCAGTCCGCAAGGAAACGCTGACCGCCCGGTGCGAACGAGCGGCCGAACTGGTCAACGCCGAACCCGATGAGCCGTGGCTGATCTGGTGTGACCTGAACGCCGAAGCGGAGATGCTCGCCGACCTGACCGGGGCAACCAACGTCTACGGGTCGATGACCCCAGAGGCGAAGGCCGACGCGCTGCTCGGGTTCGCGGACGGCACGATCCGGTCACTGGCGACCAAACCGAAGATCGCATCCTTCGGGATGAACTACCAGCACTGCGCCCGGATGGTGTTCGTCGGCCTGTCCGACTCCTACGAGGCGTACTACCAGGCGATGCGGCGCTGCTACCGCTACGGGCAGACCCGCGTCGTTGAGGCCCACGTCGTGCTGTCCGACCTCGAAGGCCAGATCGCCACGAACATCGCCCGCAAGGAACGCCAGTCGTCCACCATCACCGCCGGGCTCGTGGCTGAGATGCGCCGCGCCAGAGAGAGGGCATCAGCATGAACACCGACACCGCGATCTACGCCACCGACGACGCCGAGGGCACGAACTGGGCTCTCATGCTTGGTGACTCATGCGAACGGATGGCTGAGATACCAGACGACTCCGTCCACCTGTCAGTCAGCTCGCCCCCGTTCGCGTCCTTGTTCACCTACTCGCCCAGCCTGCGGGACCTCGGCAACAGCGCAACCCGTGAGGACTTCCTCACTCACTACTCGTTCATCATCCGCGAGGCCCTGCGGGTCACCGTGCCCGGCCGGATCGCGTGCGTCCACGTCCAACAACTCACCACCACCAAAGCCACCCACGGGTACATGGGCCTGACCGACTTCCGCGGCCAGGTCATCCAGGCGTACATCGACGGCGGGTGGATCTTCTACGGCGAGGTCACCGTCAACAAAGACCCGCAGGCCCAGGCGATCCGCACCAAAGCCCACGCCCTGACGTTCGCCACCAAGAACCGCGACTCCGCTGGCACCCGCCCCGCGTTGGCCGACTACCTGCTGATCTTCAAGAAGCCCGGCGACAACGCCGTGCCCATCAAGAACGACGTGACCAACGACGAATGGATCGAATGGGCACAACCGGTCTGGTGGGACATCCGGGAGACCCGGACCCTGAACGTCCGCCCCGGCCGTGAACCTGCAGACGAACGCCACATCTGCCCTCTCCAGCTGGACTTCATCGAACGCTGCGTGCGGCTCTGGTCCAACCCGGGCGAGACCGTGTTCGACCCGTTCGCCGGCATCGGGTCCACGCCGTACATCGCGATCAAGTTGGGTCGCCGCGGGCTCGGGATTGAGTTGAAGGCGTCGTACTGGCAGACGGCGGTCGACAACCTGACCAACCTCGAATCTGAGATGGCCGTGCCCACCCTGATGGACCTGTCGCCATGACCCTCAACGCGACCCGGATCTTCGGCGACCGACTCCGCTCGGACCAGTACCAGTGTCGAAGATGCGGGCTCATCGCCCAGTGCCACAACGGACGGACCAAGCCGCTCAATTGCCGGGCGTGCCACCTCACCGCGGAAACACAGACCACCCTGCCCGACCAGGCGTGGACCCTGGACGCCCTCTGCGCGCAGGTCGGCCCGGAGCTTTGGTTCCCTGAGCAGTCCGGCCCGAACCTGGCAGCCAAGGCCGTCTGCGCGCGTTGTGATGTGCGGGCGGAGTGCCTCGCGTTCGCGCTGGCCACGAATCAAGCCTTTGGTGTGTGGGGTGGGCTGAGTGCGGTCGAGCGGCGTGCACTCACGGTCGGCGGTGCGTCATTCGTATCTTGATCGCATGTGAGTACAGCGGTGTCGTCCGTGATGCGTTCCTTGCGGCCGGCCACGACGCGATGAGCTGCGACCTGCTGCCGACCGACTCACCCGGCCCGCACTACCAGGGCGACGTGTTCGACATCATCGGCAACGGTTTCGACCTCATGGTGGCACACCCGCCCTGCACCTACCTGTCCAAGAGCGGCGTCCGTTGGCTGCACGAGGACATCACCCGATGGCCGAAACTGATCGAGGGCGCGGTCTTCTTCCGTGCACTCCTGCACTCCAACATCCCCCGTGTGGCTGTGGAAAACCCGGTCATGCACCACTACGCCACCGACATTATCGGGCGCCGACAGACCCAGGTGGTCCAGCCGTGGATGTTCGGCCACCCCGAACGCAAGGGCACCGGGCTCTGGCTGCGCGGGCTGTCCCCACTGGTCCCAACCGACGATGTGCAGGCACACATGCTCACGCTGACCACAGGAGAACAGCACCGGACCCACTATGCCGCGCCGGGTCCTGACCGCTGGAAGTCGCGCTCGACCACCCTGCCCGGCATTGGTGCCGCGATGGCCGCCCAGTGGGGCGCACCTGACCTGTTGAGCGTGGTCGCATGACCATCCCGGCGCACATCGAGGCCACCACGCGCACCACCGTCATCTGGGTCTGTCGCCGCTGCGACGCCCGGATGACGCCCGGGATCTACTCCAGGCCCGAGTACGGCGAGCAGGTCTTTCAGGCGTGGATCAGCAGACATCAGCACCAAACCCCAACTGACTCAACCAATAACACCTGAACGCACAGAGGAGACACTGCGATGACCGCAGCCAAGGCAGCACAGATAGGGCTCGTCTTCCGAGAGTCCAACCACAGTTATCGACTGGACGGCAAAGCTGTTCCCGGCGTCACCACACTGCTCGGCAAGGGCCTGCCCAAACCTGCATTGACGTACTGGTCCGCGAAGATGGTCGCCGAGTACGTGGCCGACCATGAGGACGACGTCGCCGGGCTGCGCCGGATGGGTCGTGGCCCGATGATCGCGGCACTCAAGGGCACACCGTGGCAGGCCCGCGACGAAGCCGCGATCCGCGGCACCGACGTTCACGCGCTCGCCGAGGAGCTGATCCACGGACGCGAGGTCGACGTCCCTGATGTGCTGGCCGACGCTGTCAACGGGTACGTCCGGTGGCTCGACGCGTGGGCTCCCGAGATCATCTGGACCGAGCGGCCCGTCGCGAACCGCCACTGGTGGTACGCGGGCAAACCCGACGCGGTGTGCACGATCAATGGTCAGACATGGTTGCTCGACTGGAAGACCGGTAAAGCCATCTACGGGGACAACGCCCTCCAGGTGGTCTGCTATGGGAACGCTGAGTTCAGTGTCACCGAGGACGGCGCCGAGGAGCCGATGCCGCACATCGACCGGTATGGCATCGTCCACGTCCGACCTGACGGGACCGACCTGTATGAGGTCAGCGACCCGGAGGCTGCCTGGAAGGACGCCCTCCATGTGATCTGGACGGCCAAGGCTGTCGACCGGATCGGGGCATACATCGGCGAGCCGATGGCTGCCCCGCAGAACGTGGCGTCGTGATGAGCGAGGTCGCGAACTTCCAGCCCCAGCAGGTCGAGCAGTTTGTTCACGCGCCCCGGCAGATGCGATTGGTCGAGTGGGCGCAGGAAGCCCGGGCCGCGCACGCCCTCGCTGAGTCGCTGTGCCAGACCCCGTTCGCGGGCGCGTACCGGGACAACCCGGGCGGCGCGACGGCCGCGATCCTCAAAGGGTCTGAGGTCGGACTGACGCCGGTCACCGCGCTCGGCGCGTTTGACTTGATACAGGGCCAGCCCGCGCCGAAGGCGCTGACTCTGCGGGCGTTGGTGCAGGCTCACGGCCATTCCGTGTGGATCGAGTCGTCCACAGACAGCCTGTGTGTCGCCAAGGCCCGCCGTCGTGGTGAGTCCGAGGTCCACACCTCGACGTGGTCCATCGCACGTGCCCGGGCGATGGACCTGACGTCGAAGGCGAACTGGAAGAAGCAGCCCGCGGCGATGCTCATGGCACGGGCCACATCCGAGGTCTGCCGGCTCGTGGCCGCCGACGTAATCCTGGGGATCGGGTACAGCGCGGAGGAGATGACGGACGAGGCTCCCGAGCCGACAACGCGGGTCTCCCGCGCCAAGGCACCGGTCATGCCTGAGCCGGGGATGGAACGCCCCGCCCTGACCACAGCCAAACGCGCGGCGCCGACACCACCACCCGAACCCGACCTTGAGCCGCCCACGTTGAGTGCGGACGAACCGATCCCACCCGACGACGACACCGACACCGCGCCACCAATCAGCGCCAAGCAGCTGACCGCGCTTCACGCCGCACTGGGCGACGCCGGCATGGGTAAGCGCGCCGCCGGCCTCGGGTACATCAGCAACCTGCTCGGCCACGACGTCAGCACCACCAAGGACCTGTCGAAGTTCGACGCGTCCAGGGTCATCAACGCCCTCAAGGTCATGGTCGAGGCGCCCTTCGGTGACCCGAACGAACCACCGCCGGAGGAGCCGTGAGGCGTGCCTTTAATGGTGGCGAGCGGGTGGCGCTCTATCTCAACGCCGACGGGAAGTGCTCGGCCTGCGGGGTCGACCTCGCATCCGGCTGGCACGCAGACCACGTAAGTCCGTATGTAAACGGCGGGGCCACAGATGTCGTGAACGGACAAGCCCTGTGCCCCGCCTGCAACCTGATGAAAGGAAGCAGCACCATGATGACAGGTCTCCGTCAATGGCAAGACAAAGCACTCCGCAGTTTTGGCAAGCTCCGGCAGCCTGCGGACTTCATTGTGTCGGCCACGCCGGGCTCGGGAAAGACCACGCTGGCGATCACCTTGGCTAAACGGTTGCTGGCCGCCCAGGATGTCAAGCGGGTTGTCGTTGTCGTACCGACCGACGCATTGCGTCAGCAGTGGGCCGACGCGGCAGGGCGGGTCGGCCTGCACCTCATGCCGGTGTCGGTGCCGGAGGACTACATCAAGGAGGGCTACCAGGGTTGCGTCGTCACCTACGCCCAGATGGCCAGGGGCGCCGGATCGGACATGATCCGGCAGTCGACCCGCGTGCCGACGATGGCCATCCTCGACGAGATCCACCATGCCGGCGCGAACCGGTCATGGGGTGAAGGGCTGCAACACGCGCTCGAACTGGCCAAGTATCGGCTCGCGTTGACCGGGACACCTTGGCGACAGGACCCGACCTCACGTATCCCCTTCGTGCAGTACGACGCGACCGGGCTCGTGACGGTCGACTTCAAGTACGAGTACGGGCAGGCCGTCGCTGACGGGGTTTGCCGACGCGCAGAGTTCCACGCTTACGACGGAGAGGGCCGTTGGATCGACTGTGGGAAGGTGTCGCAGGCAAGGCTCGGCGCCGACCTCGACGACGACGACGTATCAGGCGTGCTCGACGCGGTCTACCACCCAAGCTCCGACTGGATGCCAACACTGCTGCGTGAAGCCGACAACGCGCTGGACGAGTTGCGTCACGACGTGCTGGACGCTGGCGGGCTCGTGGTCGCGGATCGTCAGTGGCACGCCCATGCGTATGCCGACATCCTCGCTCAGATCACCGGTGTCCGGCCGGTCGTCGTGGTGTCGGACGAGCTGGACTCGAAGGCGATCATCGACACCTTCCGTGACAACAAGAGCAAGTGGATCGTCGCGGTTCGGATGGTCTCCGAAGGAGTCGACATCCCACGGCTCGGCATCTGTGTGTTCGCTTCGAAGATTCAGACCCCGTTGTTCTTCCGCCAGGTCGTTGGGCGCATCGTCCGCACCCGGCCCGGCGAGGAATTCAACGCCCGACTGTTCATCCCATCGGTGCCGGCGTTGGCGTTGATGGCGCACGAGATCGAACAGGAGTTGCGTCACCAACTGGACCTGGAGCGCGAGCGTGACGAGAAGGCCCACAGTGATGCGGCGGCCGGGCAGCAGACGTTTGAGCTGCGAGAGCCGTTGTCGGCCTCTGACGCTGTGTTCGGCACGGCGATCCTGTCCGGCGACACCTACACCGCCGACGAACTGGCAGAGGCGGACGCGGCCTGCATCCGATCGGGCATTCCCACCACCCACCGGGTGGCGGTAGCGAGGTTGCAGCGCGAGCAAGGGCATGTCACGCAGACCCTCACCATCACTCCGACACCAGAGGTTGCGCCGCGGCACCGCCACGAGAAGGCGCTCCGTAGCGAGATCGAGTCGACTGCTCGCAAGATCGACCACCGCAACGGCGATAAACCGGGCACTGCGAACATCGCGCTCTGTGCCCGATTCGGTCCCCGCAAGAGTGCTTCGGTATCGACCCTGGAGCAAATGCTTGCCCACCTTGCGGAGCTGTGGTGAGCATTACGCCCCTGCAACGGGGCAACTATGTCGCATCGCTCTCCTCCGCGGTTTCCAGTGGCGCCAGCGGCTTGCAGGACATCCCCGAACTGTTGCGGATAGTCCTGGAGGATGACGGATGGAGGGACTTCGTCACCTTGCGCGGGGAACATCGCACACCGTCGTCGTTCCATGAGTTCGTCACCCTGCCACCACTGAGAGGGTTGGGTGCGGACTCCGTCGACCAGTTGAGGCGGCTGGTCGGTGACGACCCGGAGCTGCGAGACCTGATCGACAGGGCAGTGCAGAGGAAGCAAGGTCAGATTCATAACAATGTAAAGAATCTGAGCCAACCAGAGGGCAACTCGATCGACGCGGCCCTTCGCAGGCTCCGCAAGGACGCCCCCGAACTGCACGCCAAGGTGCTCGCCAAGGAACTCACCCCGCACGCCGCGATGGTCCAGGCCGGGTTCCGACACAAGACCATCACCATCCCCGCCGACGACCCCGAGAGGATCGCGGCCACCCTGCGCCGCCATCTCTCCGACGAAGCACGCGCCGAGCTGAGGGCGCTGCTATGAGAACGAAGGACCCCTGATGCCCTGGTTCAAGGTCGATGACACCCTCCACGGTCACCCAAAAGTGCACCGTGCGGGCCTAAAAGCGATGGGCATGTGGGTGTTAGGTGGCTCATATGCTGCGTCATACGTGACCGAAGGGTTTGTTCCAGAGTGGTGGGTTGCCGGCGTTAGGGGCGGTCGACGCCTAGCCGCGCAACTCGTGGCCGCCGGCCTGTGGATGCCATTCGTGAAGGATGGTGAGGACGGCTGGATCTTCCATGACTGGAACAAGTTTCAGCCGTCGCATGCCGAGATCAAGGCCAATCGGGCAGCTGCCAGCGAGCGTCAGAGACGGTGGCGGATCAAACATCGCGACGCCGTTGCGGGAAGATTCGCTGGCAACGGTAACGGCGTGAGTAACGGTGTGACTAACACCACCCCGACCCGACCCGACCCGACCCGACCCGTTAAAAGCAGTTCTCTTGTGGAGACTGCAAATCCAAATCGTCCAGTAGGTGACGCGCGCGTCGCGCGACGTTTGGATTTGCCATGACGACCGACAACGAACTGCAACGGCTCGCCGCCATGGCCAATAGCCTCCGACCCGAGTGGCCGGTTCGCTCCCTGCTCACCCTCCTGGCAAAGCACGCAGCCCGCCCCTACAGGGACCTCGCCGTAGCCCTGGCATGGGTCGCCACTGACCCCCGGACGAAGACACCAGCTCGGCTCGCCGAGGCCGGTCCGTGGTGGACCGCGACGTCGATGGCCGAAGGTGTCGGGCCAGGTCAGTCGTCGCCGATGTGCCCGGAGCACCCTGAGCAGCATGCTGGCCATTGCCGAGGTTGTGTGGCATTGAGCGTCCCTAGACCGGCGTGGTTCGAGGTCCCGAAGCGTGACAAGCACCTCAAACCGTTCGTGCCCGAGGACCAGCCATGACCACCTGTCTGGTCTGTGGCCAGCCCAAGCCGGTCCGCGACCGATGGGGCAACCTCCGCGCCACCTGCTCCCGGGACTGCGGGAACATCCTCGGCCAAGCCACCTTCGCCGCCCACCAGGGTGAGGTCGACCAGGCCGCGGTCTGGCGGCTCACCAGCGGGGACCGGGTGACCTCCACCCACGGCGAGCGCATCACAGCCACCGCCGACCTGACCGCCCGCGGGTACACCCTGCGCCAGGTCGCCGCCCTCCTGCGCGTCACCGTCCGCTCAATCAGCCGCTACCGGGCCGAAACCAACCAGCAAAGGAGCGCCGCATGAGCGAGGCCACCGACCAGCGGGACCCGGCACCCCACGGGTGCGACGACTGCCACGCGCACACCCCCGCCGGCTGCCGGTTCGGCCTGGACATCATCGGCACCCACTGGCAGGACTGCCACCGGGCGCAGCGCCACGGCGGGGAGGACATGTGATGCGCATCGACGTCGTAGGGCTCCCCGCACCCCAGGGCAGCAAACGCCATGTCGGCAACGGCGTCATGGTCGAATCCAGCAAGCGGGTCAAGCCGTGGCGGCAGGACGTGAAGTACGCCGCGCTCGAGCACCTCCCATTCGAGGCCATGGCAGGCGCCGTCGACATTCAGGTCGCGTTCTACCTGCCCCGCCCGAAAGGCCACTACCTGACCGGGGCTAAGTCGGCGTTCCTGCGTGCCAAGGCCCCGGACTATCCCGCCGGCCGACCCGACCTCGACAAGCTGCTCCGATCAACGTTCGACGCCCTCGGCGAGGCTGGGATCTGGGGCGATGACGCGCAGGTCGTGAAGGTCACGGCGGGGAAGCACTACGCCGACTACCGGCAGCCGGGCGCCATCATCCAAGTGACCAAGGCCGCGTCATGACCCCTCCAGACAACTCCCCGGAGCGCGGCCAGGCCCTGGCGAGCATCGCCCGCCACGGCGCCCTCGGAGCCTGCGTCATCGACCTGAGGGCGGCCAGGACCGAGCTCGCCGACATGACGACGTCGCTCGTGTCCTCGGTCCTGGCGACGGTGGCCGCGGCCCGGGAGAGGGACAGGTTGCGTGCGCAGGTCGCCGCGGTCCGGGCGTTGCTGCTGACCGGTGACCCCGCGCCGACGTGCGCCGACCTGCTCGCAGTGTTGGACGCAGACGGCCCTGATGGGGCAGGAAGCCGTGCGGCCCCGCCCCAGGAGCGCGTAGAGCCCCAGGTGAGTACATCCGGACCCCCGGACGATTCTGTGCCCGCAAACGCCACCCCGCACACCGAAGGAGCACCCCGTGAGTGACCGCGTGGTCATCGTCATCGAGTACGAAGCCAACCCCTACTCCGAACGCTGGTTCGCCGACGTGGTGACCCGGCTCCGGGCACAGGTGGACACCCCCGCCGACGCGTCGACCAAGCCCGTGCACCTCTACGTCGCCATCGAGGGTCACGCGGATCGGGTGCTCGCGGTGTTCGACGACTCACAGGACCCCGAGAAGGCACCGTCCAGCCTCGTGGAGACGACGGCAGACTCAGGAGGTCCCCCAGAGCCGCCGCCCGCAGAACAGCCCACACAGCGCCCTGAGAGCGTTCATGAGTTCGACGAGGACGTCAACGACTACTCGATGTGCACCTGTGGAATCCCCGCCGCGATCCATGAGCAGTTCATGGGCGTTCGTGTCACTGACCCCGCGCAGGCCCAGCAGGAGCGCAGGGCGCGGTATGAGGGCGCCATCGCGTCATGGCAGAACGACCGTGCCGCCGCTGTCATGGCGGTCGCCGACGTCGAGATGGCCGACCTCAAAGCCGAAGTCGATGAGGCCTACCTGCGCATAGCCGCAATCCGGGCGCGTTGGGCCTCGGCCCGCGCCGAGGTCGACCGCCTGCGCGAGGAGCGCGATGAGGCCAGGCTTGGCGGCTCAGTGTTCGGCGCCGCACTGGATCGGGTCGAGGCCCTCGCCGACACTTGGGACCGGATCGCGCACACCGCCGCCCACGCCTACGCCAAGGCCCTCCGTGCCGCCCTCGACCCACCAACGGACGACGGGTCCGCCATGTGGCTCGCCGACACCGGCCTGACCGCCCACGACCCACCCAAGCGCGCACCCGAAGACCCGCTCAAGGCCAGCCGGGCGAGGCTCGACAAGGCCATGCGCGGGATGGAGGCGACGACGAGCGAGTTCTGCTCGACCTGCGGCAAACACCGCGGCGACCCCGCAGCCAACATGGAGCCGACATGAGCGTCGGCCGAGCGTTGTCCACCTACGCCGAGATCGTCGACGTACTCAACGTGCTGCCCATGATCGTGCGCGAGGCACGCCGGCAACACCGACTGTCGCTGCGCCAAATGGCCGCCGAGGTCGGCTGCTCATTCTCGACCATCGCCCGGATCGAGGACGGTAACGACGGCAGGGTGGAGAACGCCATCCTGATCCTGCAATGGCTGGACAAGCAATGACGCGCCACGCCACGAGCCTGCGCAGGCTGGCCGCCCTGGCGGTGCTGGCCGTCCTTGAGGTCGCACTGCGAGCCCTCGGCCGACTCACGGACAAGCGCAGCACCCCCGACGAGCAGGACGGGAACGAGAGATGAGCGACCTGCTGCGCCGTGACCTGTTCTCACTCTGCGCGCTCTGGGACCAGATGCTCGACCTGCCCCGGACACCAAGCGCGCACACCACCGGCCGCACCGAAGCACCCACACCCGTTCCGATCGCCGTCCTATCCCTGCGCCGCGAAGCCGGCGAACAACTCGCAGCGTGGGCTCACCTCGTCGCCGAGGAGCAACACCTCAACCCGCGCCTCGACCTGCGTGACGTCGTGGCAGTGTGCCGATTCCTCGACCGGCACGCCGACTTCCTCGCCCACCATGAGGCCGGGCTCGATGCCAAGGCCGAGGTCGCGACCATCGCCCGTCAGGTCGAGCAGCTGGTCAGGCAGACCAGGCCTAGGCGGTTCATCGTCGGGTCGTGCCCCGAGTGCACCGGCCTGCTCGTCGCACTGCTGCGCAACAGTGACGCCCTGCTGCCGTCCGAGCTGCGCTGCTCGCTGCATCCCGAGCACTGCTGGACACCGAGCGAATGGAACGGCTTGGGTGTGCGGATCCACGGCCTGATCCGTGACGAGGCCGCCGCACGACGGCTCGCCGAGGCCATCGCTGGCGTGTGACCTATGGCACACAGTGAGGCGACTCGCCCCCCTATTGACACGTCATACGCTACGCTCAGCGCGTTGACAATCATTCTCAGTCAACCAGCCCCGACGCCTACCGCTCGGGGCTTCGCCATGTGGAGGCAAGCATGCTGGTCTTGGGCGTCATCCTCCTGCTCCTTGGCTGGCTCCTCGGCATCAGCGTCCTGGTCACCATCGGCGTCGTGCTCCTCGTCATCGGCGCCGCCCTGTTCGTGATGTCCAGCGTCCGCGGCAGCAGGCACTGGTACTGACGTGCCAGCCCCAGGACGCAGCGCCAACGGCCACCGCCGCCGCACCATCCGCGCTCGCGTCCTCGCATCGGAGAACACCTGCGCACTCTGCGGTGAACCCGTCGACAAGACGCTCAAGACACCACACCCGATGAGTCCAGAGGTTGACGAGATCATCCCCTTCAGCTTGGGAGGGTCGCCAACCGCGCGAGCGAACACACAGCTCGCGCACCGACTACCGCATCTGCAACGTGCGTAAGGGCAACGGGATGCGGAACCGCGTACTGCCGGCACCGACCGAAGTCGTGACCAGTCGCGAGTGGTGACACCCTGGCACCCTGAACCCAGGCCCCTCACCACGGCTACCTTCCGGCATAGAGCCGCTGTATCCCTGATCGTTTTCCACGTGGAGGTGACCCCTGATGGCCGCACGTAAGACGCAACTCCGGGCGGTCACCACTGGTGAGGCTGCACCCAAACGCCGACCTCCACGCACCATCACTGAGGCTGCGGCCGATGGCACGCAGCGCGAACTGCTGGTCACGATGCGCACGCGGATCGCCAAGAGCCTTGATGACCCGACCACGATGGCCCGTGACCTCGCTTCCCTGTCGCGTCGCCTTCTTGAGATCTCCCGCGAGATCGACGCCATTGACGTTGCGAACCGGCAGGAGGCGCACGAGAGTGACGAGGTCGCCGACGAAGCCTTCGATGCCTCGGCTCTCTGACCTGGCCAAGCATGTCGTCGCCCCGAAGGGCATGGTCTCGACCGGATGGCCGGCGGTCGTGGCGAAATGTGCCGCGATGGGAATTCGGTTCCGACCGTGGCAGCCGGGCGCTGGCCGGCTGATCCTGGCTAAGCGTGCTGACGGGAAGTACGCCGCGACCATCGGCGGCACAGGCATCTCTATCTGCCGCCAGACAGGCAAGACGTTCCTGGTCGGCGCGATCGTGTTCGCGCTTTGTCTGCTCCGGCCGAGCCTCACGGTGATCTGGACGGCTCACCGGCTGCGCACGTCCGAGGAGACGTTCGGCAAGATGCAGGCGTTCGCGAAACGCAAGAAGATCTGGCCGCACATCCTGAAGATCGTTCTCGGTTCGGGTGATGAGGCGATCCTGTTCCGCAACAGGTCACGCATCCTGTTCGGTGCTCGTGAGCGTGGCTTCGGTCGCGGCTTCGATGAGGTCGACGTCCTGATCTTCGATGAGGCGCAGATCCTCACGGGCGCCGCGCTCGACGACATGGTCCCGGCGATGAACCAGTCTCGTCAGCCTGAGGGTGGGCTGATGCTGTTCATGGGCACACCGCCGAAGCCGACCGACCCCAGTGAAGTTTTCGTCCGCATGCGTCAGGAGGCGCTCTCGGGTGAGGATGACGACACGGGCTGGATTGAGTTCGGCGCCGACGAAGACCACAAGTTCACCCCCTTGCCGACGCCACTGACCGCGGCCGACTGGAAGCAGATCGAGAAGGCTAACCCGTCATTTCCTGCTGACACTCCGCGTGAGTCGATTCTGCGGATGCGCAAGAAGCTCGGGTCTGACTCGTTCCTGCATGAGGGCGCAGGTGTCTGGGATGATCCCGGCGCGCTCGCCCCATCTGAGGTCGACTTCGCCAAGTGGGATGCGTTGGGCCACACGGCTGCGCCGATGGAGGGCCGGGTGGCCTACGCCGTGCGGTTCTCCGCGGACGGCTCACGGGTGGCGCTGGCAGCCGCCGTGCGTCCTGCCGTGGGTGTCCCGCATGTCGAGCTGGTCAAGGTCCGCAACATGTCCGCGGGCACGGGTTGGTTGGTCGAGTTCTTGTCTGCTCGCTGGTCCGGTGCGTCGCGGATCACGGTCGACGGGAAGGCGGGCGCTGGCGCGTTGGTGAACGCGCTGCGACTGGCGAAGGTCCCGGCGCGGGTGATTCACACACCGACGGTTGATGAGGTGATCGCGGCTCACTCGATGGTCGCGGAGGCGATCCGTTCGGCGTCCCTGTCGCACTTCTCGCAGAAGCCGCTTGACGACGCGGTTCGTGGCGCTGGTAAGCGGACGATCGGCAAGGCGGGCGGATGGGGCTGGAGACCTCTTTCGCCCGACGTGGATGTGACGCCGTTGGATGCGGTGACCCTGGTGCTGCATGCGGTGGCGACAGGTAAGAGCGGCGCGGGCCGCACAGGTATCAGCAGAAGGGCGACGGTGCTATGACGCATGACCGGGTCACCCTGCCGAACGTGTCCGACGACGACAACCTCACCTTGAACATGCTCCTGGAGCAGCTCGACGCGAGGCAGCCACGGAACTACCTGCGGGCCAGCTACTACGACGGTCGGCGCGCTATCCGTCAGGTCGGCACGATCATTCCGCCGCAATATTATCGCCTCGGCATCGTCCTCGGCTGGTCTGCGAAGGCTGTCGACATCCTGTCGCGGCGTTGCAACCTTGACCGGTTCGTGTGGCCTGACGGCGATCTCGCCGACATCGGGTTCCGTGAGGTCTATGAGGGCAATCGGCTCGGCACTGAGATCTCGTCGGGCATCATCTCCTCGCTGATCCACGGCACGAGCTTCCTGGTGAACACTCGCGGCGACGAGTCCGTGGGCGAGGCTGCCGGGCTGATCCATGTGCGTGACGCGATGAACGCGACGGGTGAGTGGAACGCGCGCCGCCGCGGGCTGGACAACCTGCTGTCGGTCACGGGCCGTGACGACGAGGGGAAGCCGTGCAACCTGGCGCTGTACCTGGATGGGGTGACGATCACCGCGGAGCGTGACGGCGGGAAGTGGTCGGCCGACCAGAGCGAGCATGACTTCGGTGTGCCTGCGGAGCCTCTGGTTTACAAGCCGCGGGTCGGGCGTCCGTTCGGGTCGTCGCGGATCTCGCGGCCGGGCATGTCGCTGCATGACCAGGCGTTGCGGACGGTGATCCGCATGGAGGGCCACGCGGACGTTTACAGCTTCCCTGAGATGTGGCTGCTCGGGGCGGACGAGTCGATCTTCAAGAACGCTGACGGGTCACAGAAGGCGTCCTGGCAGATCATGCTGGGCCGGATCAAGGGCATCCCCGACGACGAGAACGCGGCGACCCCGCGCGCGGACGTGAAGCAGTTCAGCGCGTCGTCGCCTCAGCCGCACATCGACCAGCTGAAGCAGCAGGCGAACCTCTTCGCCGGCGAGATGGACCTGCCGGTTACCGCGTTGGGTGTGCAGGCTGAGACGAACACGACGACGGCGGACGGGTCGGACAACGCGGAGCGACAGCTCATCGCCGAGGCCGAGGGCGCGTCCGATGACTGGGGTCCGGCGATCCGGGCCACACTGTCGCGGGCGTTGGCGATGGCGAACGGGCTGAGTGAGGTGCCGGCCGAGTGGGCGAGCATCGCGCCGAAGTGGCGTGACCCTCGGTATGTGTCTCGTGCGGCGCAGGCTGACGCGGGCGTGAAGCAGCTGTCTGCGGCGCCGTGGCTGGCCGAGACTGAGGTCGGGCTGGAGTTGTTGGGGTTGAGTGAGCAGCAGATCAGGTTGGCGATGGCGGACAAGCGGCGGATGGGTGGGTCTGCTGCGCTGCGGCTCATCACCGAGGCTGCCTCTGCTGGGCGTCCGGTGGTGACCGGTGGCACTGTCGACTCTGACGAGGGCGCATCGGCGTGACCTGGCCACCCTCACCGGCCTCGCCGAGCGCGATCTGTCCCTGATCTGGGCGCGGTTCGACAGCGCTGACATGGCCCGTGACGGGCTGATCCGGGTGCTGCCGGATCTGGTGAACGTGTACGGGTCTGCGGCGGCCACGTTGGGCGCGGACTTCTACGACGAATCCCGTGACGCGGTGAAGGTGGCTGGCCGGTTCCGGGCGATCCCCGCCGAACTGCCGGACGTCGAGCGCACGGACGCCCTGGCGCGTTGGGGTGTCGGGCCGCTGTTCCAGGCTGAGTCGGACTACGCCTCGGCGCTGACCTTGGTGTCTGGCGGGCTGCAGCGGATCGTCGCCAACGCCGATCGGGAGAGCATCACCGGCTCGTCTGTGGCCGACCCGCAGGCTCGCGGATGGCAACGCGTCGGATCAGGTGCGAGTTGTGAGTTCTGCTCGATGCTTATTGGCAGAGGTTCGGTCTATTCGGAGGCCGGCGCGGACTTCCTGACCCACGACCATTGCAACTGCGGCGCCGAACCAGTGTTCGAGGGTGCGTCCAGCGGAAGCGCACGCGCTGACGAACCGCAGGCTGATCCGTACTGGCGTGAGACGAACGACAGTTTCAAGGCCGCGGCGCTGAAGACCAAGCCGACTCAGGCATGGGGTCGCCGCGAGGCGGACCGCCTGCTGCACGCTGACGTCAGCGAGGCGGACAGGAAACGGGTCGCATCTCTGCTGAGTCAGCATCCTGAGAAGGTCGTCAAGAAGGTGCAGAGCGTGACACTCGCGTCGACGCAGGAGGAGATGCAGGCTGCGGGGCGGGCTGTGGGGTTCTCCAAGTCTGAGGCGCAGAACGTCGCCGCCTTCTGGAGGCCCTCGACTAAGGGCATCACGATGGGGCCGGGCTTCGATGATCTGACGTTCCATCACGAGATGGGTCACGCGGTGTCGGATCTTGTGGCGAAGTCGAAGATGAAGAACTACGCGGACTCGTTCCAGGTAAACAACCGTTTCGACCGGCACACCGACTACGCCAAGACGTCCTACCGGGAGTCCTTCGCCGAGTCCTATGCGGCGTTCCTGGGCTCGGGCAGCCCATTGAAACGGGTGGCCGATCCTCACTATGAGGCGACGTTCGCGGTGCTGCGGAAGGTGCTCGCATGAGGTTCGTGGACATCCCGACCGGCACCGCAGAGATGCAGATACCAGCGCGCATCGTCCTGCCGTTCCACCACGACACGCCTGTGTCGTGGACGGAGGAACGCGTCTTCACCCCTGACTCGCCTGACTGGGAGACCCAACTCCAGCGGTGGGCGTTCTTGCACGGCTACATGCCGCGCTGACTCACAGACCACCCCTCACGGGGCAGCGCAACGGCTGCGCTCAAAGCCGGGAACCACCCACTCCACACGGAGGAGCACCATGACCGTCGATGCGAGCACCGCGGACAGCACGACCACCGACACGACCGCCGACACGGCGGACGCGGCGGGTAAGACGTTCACGCAGGAGCAGGTCAACACGTTCCTCGCGGAGCAGAAGCGCAAGATCGGCGACGTCAAGGAACTCAAGGCCGCGGCCGCCGAGCTGGCGACGATCAAGGAGTCTCAGAAGACCGAGACACAGAAGGCCGCCGACAGGCTGGCCGCCGCCGACGCGCAGGTCGCCGCGATCCCAGCGCAGGTCGCAGAGGCGTTACGGGCTCACCTCGTGGCGCTTCACAAGATCCCCTCAGAGGACGCGGAGCTGTTCCTGAACGCGTCCGACCCCGAGGTACTGCTGAAGCAGGTTGAGCGGCTCATGGCCCGTGGGGTCGAGGACGTCGCGGCGTCGAAGAAGCATGGCAATTTCGTGCCCAGAGAGGGCTCGACCCCCAAGCCCGGCAGCGGAGACGACCTTGAAACGGTCCGCAACCTGTTCGCGGGCTAACCAAGCAAGGAGAAGGCAATGCCCGTACTCGCAACAACCAACATCACCCTCCCGAAGACCATCGCCGCCGGCATGTTCAGCAAGACCGTCACCGGTTCCGCCGTGGCCGCACTGTCCGGTGCGGAGCCGATGCAGTTCGGTGCCGTGGACATCATGACGTTCAGCGCCCCGCCCCGCGCCGAGTACGTCGCTGAGGCCGGTGTCAAGGGCACCAGCGGCGGCACGTTCGGCGTGAAGACCGCGACCCCGCACAAGGCGCACGTCACGATGCGGTTCAACGAGGAGGTCCTGTGGGCCGACGAGGACTACCAGCTCGGTGTCCTGAAGACCCTCGCGGACGCTGGTGCTGTCGCGCTGTCCCGCGCCCTCGACCTCGGTGTGTTCCACGGCATCAACCCGCTGACAGGCGCGGCCATCGCCTCCATCGTGGTCGGTGACCGGATCGCGACGACCACGAACAGCGTGGAGATCGTGACCGCGACCCTGGGCACCCCGGACACCGTGATCGAGGCCGCCGCTGGTCTGGTCATCGCAGACGGGTACATCCCGACCGGCATCGCGTTCGACCCGTCCTACGCATGGACGGTTTCGACGTCGCGGTACGCCGACGGCCGCAAGAAGTTCCCTGAGCTGGGGTTCGGCACGGACCTGTCTTCATTCGAGGGCATGCGGGCGGCAACGTCCTCCACCGTGGGCGGCACCCCCGAGGCTGCGACGACCAACATCAAGGCCATCGTCGGCCAGTGGGACCTGCTGCGCTGGGGCGTCCAGAAGACGGTCCCCGTCGAGCTGATC